AATTGGCGACGTGCGTTGACATTGGCTGGATGATACGAAATGATGAGCAAAGAGTTACAATTATGGGGTCCTGGTGCCTGGATCCGCAGGAAACAAAGGAAGAGGATAAGGAGGGGGGAAGATACATCACCATTCCTCGAGGATGGGTTAAGAAAATAGAATATCTGGAAAAAAGCTATGGACAAGTACGAGATTAACGTGTGGAAGGATGCGGAGCTGCTCAGCAAGGAGGTTGTTGAGTTTGCGTCCAATAGGGAATGCTACGAGTATGTTGTGGAGAAGCACTATGCCCCTGGAACATGGACCGGTTCGCACCAGAACAAGAACGGCGTCAAGCTCAATCGGCCACCTCTTGGAATTAGAATAACGTGGGCCAAGCTTGGTCACAACCATTACAAGCCTAAGAGACTAAGCACAGAGGAAAAGAAAATGCAGCGCGAGCTGTACGATTCAATCACGCCTGAGACAATTCAGGAGTTGGGCCCAAATGAAATGTTCGCAAAGGTGAGAAAGAACTACGGACCTAATCCAGACGCTACAGGTTACAATGAGTTTCCAGACAGAAAACCAAAGACATACATTGATGGAATTACGGGCGAAAAATATATAAAAAATGAATAAAATCTTTAAAATAAGTTTTGGTGGATCTTTAGTTAGAACCATTATCTATACAATTGGACATATGTGCATAGCCATAACCTGTCTTATGCTTATTGCTGATGTAAATTTTAAGCAGGCTTTAACAGATGCAATTGTTGAACCATTGCTTAATGGAGTGTGGTATTTTATTTTAGATAGACTATGGATTAAATATTTTTCAAATGGATAAAATAGGACTAACACCCACGCAAAAAAAGATGTATGATGTGATCGTGAAATTTATCGAAACAAATAAATACTCCCCGTCATATGAGGAGCTGAAGCAGCTGTTGGGATATAGATCCAAGTCTCCAGTTCATGGGTTAATACATCAACTGCGAAGACGAAACTGGGTAAAAATTGAAAATGGCGCAAATAGGTCAATTTCAGTATTATAAATGTGCCACTATAGTAGAATTTTTACTAAAAAAGTTTTTTTATTTTTTTTTTATACCGGGATTAGGTGGCACGGTGGCACAAATGACGATTATGACATATATTTCAATGACTTATATAGTGCCACCAATGTGCCACCACTTGTCTTCGCAAGCAACATTTTTGTTTTTTGGGAATAAATATATGAGTAAAAATTCTACTATTACAAGGAGTTATGATGGTCGATCCTAAGATAAGAAGGGAAAACACAGGCGGCACATTGGCGGCACAAAGGGAGATGTCCCTTAGGCATCCTAAGGGGGTGGATAAGCTCACTGATAGACAGCGAATTTTTGTCAAAATATATGTTGAAAATGAAGGTAGGCTAACTCCAACAGAGTGTGCAAGGCAGGCTGGATATAAGGAGGATCGTGCCAACACCACAGCTTCGGAGCTGCTGAATGGAAAGAAGTTTCCAAAGGTTGTGGATGCTGTTGTTAAAAGGCGTGCGGAATTGGAGAAGACACACGAGGTCAAGCTGCAGAAGCATGTGCAGGAGTTGGCAAGACTACGAGAGAAGTCTTTGGTTGAAAAGTCTTTTAGCGCCGCTGTTAACGCTGAACGGTTGCGTGGTCAAGCGGCAGGATTATATATTGACCGAAAAGAAATTAGGACAGGCTCAATTGACAGCATGTCGCGTGATGAGGTTTTAAAATCATTGAAGGAATTAGGATTAGATGGAAAATTTAAAGAAGACAAAAAAGGAGTGGTTCTTGAAGTTCAGGAAGAGAAACCCAATAGCGAAGGACTTAAGGACATCACCCCAGTACAGGCAGAAGATAGTAAAAGACAAGACAAAGTATGACCGTAAAGCCGGAAACAAGGCTTTGGAAAAGTTTAAAGAAATGCTTGGACGATGGTGATGGATACCTATCTTCACGCCTTGAGAGCTACGTTACTCCAGGATTCCCTGATTGCTTAATATTTCACAATGTTACAGGATTCTTCACACTTGAGCTGAAGGTCGTCAATCGTAGCAATAAAATAACTATTTCACCCTTCCAAAATGCATGGAATTCTGTTCACTATAATCATGGTGCACCAGTTTACATCCTAGTTGGAGGGCTTGCCAAGGGCCACGTCAAATTGTTTTCAGGTGCGTGGACCGCGCATCTTGGCCAAAAGAGCGTGGATCAAGTACCCGGGTTATACGAGGGGGAGCTAAGGGCCCTCGACCTATGTCAAGTGATTTCAAACTCCCAAACTCCCTAATTGTGAATAAACTGTGAATAAGTTGTGGATAACTCGCAGCTGGGCGCCCGGCGCGCGCCGGGCGTTTCCCAAACTCCTGAACTCCCGGAAAACAGCCAAATACTCTCTGAACTTATCCCCAGCTGCATGGACCGGGATACATGCTGCGTCAGGAGATGATTACGAAACTCCGAAACTCCGCGGAAAAGCTATAACATCTAGTGATGGAGGTGAGCCTGAAGCGTTCACCAGGGGCCCGGGATCCAGTCCCGTGCTTCAGGAAAATAGTTGAAAAGAGTTCTTGCTTTGTGGATAAGTTTCTGATATAATACAAATAGAAATAGAAGGTTGGCACACTTGTAATAATACCTTGGTAGCCCTTCTATTTCTTATAAATAGAAAGAGAGCAAAATATGGTAGTAGACCACGAGATTAATATAGCACTCAATAGGATTGCTGATGCCATTGAAGAGAATGGCGAAACTTTAAAACGAATTGCAGACCATTATGACGGGGTTGTTCCTGTTATGACACGCAATCAAAAACGAGCTGAATCATTAGCCGAGGAACAAGAAAGGAGTTTTGGGCAACAAGTCAAAGATATATTTAGACCTGTAGAGAACTAAGCTCAAGGGGGAGTTTAGGCTCAAACTCCTAAACTCCCCCATTGTGAACAAGCTGTGGATAACCTGGGGATAAGTTCCCGGGCTGGGCGCCCGGCGCGCCCGGTCAAACTCCCAAAACTCCCCAATGAAAAATTACCGTTTTCTGGGGTTTTTGTTGGAGCTTCAGGTTCCCGGGATCCTGCTACGCAGCTTCAAACTCCCAAACTCCCCCAGTAATAAATCGCAGAAGTCCGCGGTTTTTTGCGTGTGGACTGCGGCGCGCCGGGCGCCCGGTACTTTCCTCCACGGAGAACGGCGGATTTCCGCCAGGTATTTTTTGCCCGGGGTCTTGACAACGCCAGTCGAGATGGTTATATTAAGATGAGGGTAGAGAAAGAGAATTAGAATTTGTTGAATTTCCTGTTATTATTGCTGGTTCCTGCCAAATTTGCAGTTGCGTGCATCCTGATTTACCTGTTGCTGCAGCTCTGGCTGCGTTAGAAACTCCAAACTCCCAAGCTCCGGCCTCCCAGTCCTTCGGTCCTGGGATCCTGTTGGATGTCCGACCGGGATCGCCCGGCGTTCCTCCCTGACAGGAAAAGTTATCCCCAAGTTTCTGAATTGGCCATTGATTTCTCTTTGGATTCGTAGTATAATGGGAACAGAAATAGAGCGCAGAATAGTCATCTAGCGCCGAAAGGTTGGAGCTCTGTATTATTCTCTCTCTGTTTCTCCGAAAGGTTAAAAAGATGGTTCCTACAATGCGGAAGAAAAACTATCTAGAGGCGACTTACGAGTCTTCCCTCGCTAAGAGCATAAGATTTGGCTGTTAAAACGGTTTACCTAGTGATATCCCAGCCAATAGGGGCAAGATAAACGGAGTTATTCGGCTCTTGCCCCACTAAACTCCAAACTCCTAAACTCTTATCCACACAATCCACAGACTTATCCACAGGCCAGCCGTTAGCCCGGCGGGCGCCCGGGAAAACTCCAATCTAAAACTCCTGAAACTCTTGACTTCCATTGGGGTTTGTGATGTCCAGCAACCGCCCGGGGCAGCGGGCAGCTGACGGCAAATTTTCGGCGTAAAAAAAGGGGCGATAAATCGCCCCTTATATCGACTATGGTCAAAGGATAGTATTACATAGTCAAACCTAATCTTTGCAATAAATAGCCTACTTCAGATTGCAAATGAACTATTAAATCCTTCCTGTTGTTTGTGTCTTTAGCAACCCATTCTATTATTGCGTTGCACAATACACCACTAATCAGCTTCCAATCCAAGCTATCCTTATTGGGAACTTTGCTAATTAATGATTCCAAATCGCCTACTGCGTTTTGATCTTTTGCATATTCCACCACTTCTTTGAGAAGTGGTGAAACATCAACCTTATTGATTGTTGTTAAATTGTTTACCATTATGAATTACTCCATTCATTTATCACCAAACCAAGCATTAATCCATTTATGACAAGCATAAATTTATAAACTATAGTATTGGTAAATTGCCAATCTATTGACAGTAGGCAAACGTTGAAGGTCAATAGCATTAAAGCTATTGACCAAATTAAAGTTATTGTATTGAATTTCATACAGCTACTCCATTTAATTCGATTACAGTATTTGGATTGACATTTGCCCAACGTCTATGCTGAGGTAGTAATCCATTGCCAACTCTGTAAACTAACACATAGTCGTTATGCTCTTTTACATTGGTTGGAACTGGGTTGTTAGTGTGTCGCCACGCATAACCCCCTAGAATACCTCTTTTAATTTTAGAGGTAGTTCCTGCATTATTAATCCATTTGCAAGAAAAGAAACCCATACCAACTTGAGTTTTAAATTCAGATTTAGTCATATACTATCCTTTCTATTTCTAATTATCTTATGTCATAGTTCAATATCATTGTCTTGTTGTATTATTGCAACAATGTGGACAACCTGTGGATAAGTCGCCCGGGTATGTAGTGGCTCTTGATTCGAGGCATACCATATGCAGCGGCGCCCGGGGTACTACATCTTGTGTTGTATTTTTGCAACACTACTACATGCGGCGCCCGGGATCCTCGATCGCGCATAGTGAAGCGCCCGCTCTATCTGCGGGAATCGACATATCGAAGGGGGTAACCCCCCCTTTTAAAGAAGGGACTCCTAGAATTTTGGCGAACAAGGATTGAGAGTGACAAACACCCCCTAAAACGTTATAATAGCGAAGGGGAAAAAATTTTTAAAAAATGGAAAACGTTTCTAATCTGGAAAGCTTGGATACCAACACTCTGAAGTTGATTCTCAGGAAAGCTCTTGTTGAGAAACAGGAAAAGGGTCAAAAGGACTTTTTGCAGTTTGTTAAAATGGTTTGGCCTGAATTTGTCCAAGGGCATCATCACAAGGTCTATGCTGAGAAGCTGAATCGCGTCGCGAACGGAGAATTGAAGAGATTAATCGTAAATATGCCACCAAGGCACACTAAATCCGAATTTGCGTCGCATTTGTTCCCCGCATTCTTCATGGGTCGACATCCAAAGGCAAAGCTGATACAAACAACCCATACAGGAGAGCTATCAATTCGTTTTGGAAGAAAAACAAAAAATCTGCTGGAATCTGATGAATATTCAAAAGTATTTCCGAACGTTACCCTTGCGACTGATTCGAAAGCTGCAGGACGCTGGGAGTCTAATCATGGTGGTGAGTATTTTGCTGCTGGCGTCGGTGGCGCTATTACTGGCCGTGGCGCTGACCTACTTATCATTGATGATCCACATAGCGAGCAGGACGCTCTTTCGCCGACAGTCCTAGAGGGGCACTACGAGTGGTACACTTCAGGTCCTAGGCAGCGTTTGCAGCCTGGCGGCGCGATTGTGCTTGTCATGACGCGTTGGTCAGTGAAAGATCTTACTGGAAAGCTGCTCGAGGCCCAGGGCAAGGATGAGCATACGGATCAGTGGGAGATTGTTGAATTTCCGGCCGTTATCAATGACAAGCCGATGTGGGGAAATTTCTGGGATATGCCGGGGCTGATGAAGGTCAAGGCTTCCATCCCTCTCACCAAGTGGAACGCGCAGTGGATGCAGGCTCCAACCTCCGAGGAGGGGGCGATCATAAAGCGCGAGTGGTGGCAGACGTGGGAGAAGGAAAAGATTCCGGAACTGGATTTCATTATCCAGTCCTATGA